CTGACGTTCACACCGTTGGTATAGAGATAGAGAGATGGCTCTCCCTCCGGGCACGAAGTCCCGAACCCCCATTAAAACGGGGATCTCCACCCAAGCTTGATGCTGACGTGCTTGGGGCGTCCAGAACGCTCTAAGTGCTTCTTATCATCAGCTGGCGGGCCGATGACACCGGTGTCACGTGACATCGAGTTATCGACATCATACCAATCATATGATTGGCTAGGCTGTTGCCTTGTTCGTGACTCCAGACGATGGAGGCACTTAAGCAGGGCACCAGCTCCGTCAAGTGGATCTCGAGGAGCTTCGGCTTGCACATAGTAGCCCCTGACTAAGGGGCTGTGCAATGTTGGGTGAGTACGCTCGGCTTGATAACCGAGAGCACTCTCCCTGCCCAGCAATGAGGAGGTTGGTTCAACATCCGGAAAATGCTTTAGCAGTTTCCGAATATGAGAATCCAACCACTTGCAAGTCTGCCAGTAACCAGCCCAATAGAGCTGATTACGAAGCGAGACGAGCGAGATTACCTCATTAGCATCCTGCCGTTGTGTCGGGAACGCTTGCCTGACCTTGACGATTGAAACGTCATGGCCATTAAAGTACTCCCGTCCGCAAGACTCTCTGAACCTTCCGGTCCAGTAAGACTTGCTACGATTTACTCGGAACCCAAAAGTTTCGAGTTTCGTAACAACGGACAGCACATGTCTTTGGGGAACGATAATATCGTCTCCAAAGACGCGCACCCGGCGACTGTAAGCTGTAATAGACTTACGGTCGCTAAGTGGGTTGCTTAGCTCATCGCTTATTCCCATGAGCGCCAAGGTCATAAAGACCATGGCCTCGAAGGGGAAGCAAAGAGCTGAACCCATAGACGCGAACTTGGCCAAACGGATAACACCGTGGCCAGGTACATCAGCCTTCCGACTACGTGAAGCTTGAACGGCCTCAAGCAAATGAGGATGGTTCCGCAACATTAGTCGTACATGCTGATTCGAAACACGATCGGATGCCTCACTCAGATCGAGTGTGGCGAGTTCACCGCTAAGTGAACCCAATCGGGCCAAGAACCTGTTAGGTTCCTGGTCGTCGAATCCGATCACGCGCGAGAGGAAGTCATCCTCTTTAAACGCGTCGAGCAAACTGCGAAGAATCGCCTGCTGTGCATATTGCATAGCAGTTGGTTCTATCGCAATAATGCGAGGTGTTTTGAGCGTTTTAGGAACAGTAATGACCCTAACGGGTTGTTCCTGTCCAGGTTCAAGGATGTCGACCTTGTCTAACCGATCATTAAATGACCAGTTAGGCAGGGCGTATTCCCCAAAGGGGAATACGCTCTCAAGGCGAGACGGCCAGGCATGCTGATTCCACTTCTCATTAGATGAGAGGCGGTCAGCAGTAGCGCCTGGACCGTGCTTTGGAAACAGGTTGTAATAGTAGACATCTCTGTCTACTTTAGTAAACAACCTGCTAAAAAGCAAGTCAGACATTTTGCAAAACTCGATCCTATTCCTAGGTGAGAGTCTTGCATCTGACTTCTTGACATCCTGCTCACACTGGATGTATTCAGACATCGCTTTGCGTTCCCGGTCAGCAGAAACGACTTGATAGCCGTTTCCGTTGCGGGGGGTGCCTCCTTTGGAGGTCTCCCGGGGAAGAGCAATCTTGCTAAACATCAGCGTTAGCTGACGAAGAGCAATTATTGCTTCGATATCTGGTTCATCCAGAAGCAAACCACTACAAGGGTCGAACACACGGGTCAGGAAACCTCCGAGAAATCGGGGGAAACCTGTACGATGATCCCATCGAAATGATGGGACATCGGATTTGGGCCCGACTTGACCATGGTCTAGCCATTTTTGGATGGCCTTTCCATAGTCAGCCAGGGTTATCGCTAAAAACGATAACCCCTCGTGTTCTACCCGACGCTCGACAGTTGTTATGTCGCGCGTGGTGCTCGTGCAGCATCGTGTCGCCATTTCCATAGCGACACTTGACCAGAGTGACATCAGGCTTTTCATAGATCCCTCCTTATATGAGGTGGTCTATCCTTAGCCAAGTCATGTCACGAAGTCTATGGCTGATGACTCCCGTTAAGGAGCCACCAGACAAAGACTTCAACCAGTCGCGTCAACACAGTCAGAAGTAATACTAGGGCCGTCGCAGCCTTTGGGCTGAGATGGACTCTAATGTAGAACTCTTGACTGCGTCGTCGGTCTCGGAATGTTTCCTTGACTGACGCTCGATCGACTCGGATTGGTCGACGACCTCCTGGAGGATCTTCATAGAAGATCTCAGGAGGCTCATCTGACCGATCGTGATGTCGACCGTTGCCGTTACTGCTGCTCTCGTCCATCCCATCGGGGCGGTCGTAGGCTTCCTCTTATCGAGGAATGCTTAGTCTACGACTCGCCACCGAGGAGCTTGGTGATGAGCAGGTCCGTGCTTGCCGTGTACATGGTTTTGAAGCCAGTGTACACTGCGAGCTGCTCGGTAGGCGTGTACCCGGCCGGCGGGACATCGAAGACCATGTAAACTGACATGGAAACCTTCGTGTTCTCGCTCGGCTTGAACGGGTCAGCCGTGAGCTTGGACGTATCGAGCCTCAACATCCTGCGGGTCCGCGCCCCATACTTGTGGGACGCGATCAGCTGGGTGAGTCCGTCACCGCTGGCGTACTCCGAAATGTCCTCCCCCACGGAAACGCGGGGAAGCGACAGCGCGGAGGCCGGCGCAATGGTGACAGACTGAGGGTCGGCGAATGACATGGCATCACTCCTAGGAGCAGGGTCTCTACTCCCATTGGCGTTGGTATTAGGTACAACAACCTAATGACCACGTCGGGTTATCCCCAACGCAGCCAAAATGGACTGCTGGCGCGCATCAAGTGCGTCCCAGGTTAGCCCGAACCCAAATGGGTTTGCCTTCCGACGTATCTTCGTTTCATTAACGAGAGTAATCGGATATGGGTATGTCGGTCCGAATTTTAGATTCGTCCCGCCAACCCAATAGTACATGTCTGAAACAATTGAATGTTCCATCATGTAACCATAAGGCATAACAAGACCGTATTTAATATGGTCTTCGAGGTTGGAAATTACGTCTCCCAACGACGAAACCCAATCTACGGCCCAGCTCCACGGAGCAAGGTTATAAAGCGTAGAGGGAGTAAGCTCGATCCCAAGAAGGTGATCGGCTTGCTCGGATAGAACGTCAAGGCGATTAGCCGTGTACGGATCTATCCCTAGATGGTACGTAAACGCACCAGCAAACCACCTACGCTTCGTTGTCGTCCTTCGACGACGAACCTTGCCACCAAGGTAAGACCAATCGTAATACATCTCCAAACCAGAGCTCGTTGTATACGGGCTCGTAAGGTTGGAGAAGACTTGCGTATCGGTCTCATCCTTGATCAACGCGAAGGACCTCCGACGTCGAACTAGTTTGCCAGCATCACGCTCAAATTGCTTAATAAGCTTTTGAGCGTTTAGCATTCCGTGAGCAAAATCACGGATATCGGCAACTAGCGGCTTAATACCAAACTCTAGGTTGAGGAGTTCCTCAGCACTGTGGGTGAATAAACTTCCATCCACAATGTCTGCGGTACCCTTCTTCCAAAAGGAAGAACCTATAATGCGAGGTAAACCCTCGCGATATAGCTCTACTAGAGCAGTAGTAAGCTCTCCGACGTTATTGGTCGGCTTAACATCAGCGACGGCCTCAGCTCCAACTGCATTCAAAACAGCGTCAGATGACGCCGCAGAAGGAGGAAAGGTTACGCCGCTCATGCTATGAGGAAGGATAGGACCACGGTATGTATATCCGTGTTGTCCATATCCATCCCGAACTGACGCCCAGGAGAACGTTCCGGTAGAAACTTTAAGGTTTCTAACGTAAGTTTTCTCTGAGCGAAAGTTCCCGCCCTGGTCGGTAATGTCACCATAACGGCGACGTTTCCAACCCGGATGGTTCTCGGACGTAGTTACCTGCGTCCCTTGGAGGTTACTCGGGGCCCACGAATTCTTCGTTACCGTTTTGGTATACGAAGGTGGTGGTGTAGTCTGATCACTCCAACTTTCCATTATGCCTACAGAACCCGTAAAGGGTAATGCACGCTTTTTGGTAGTTGTTGTGTTCCGGACTTCCCCTGAGAGGTCATCCAAGCGCATCAGAGCTCCTCTGGTCTCTCCCTGTTGATTCAGGGAATTACATACCCGAGTCGGTTATCTGAATCCCCGACCCTAGCCTTAATAGACTAGGGACGAGGGGATCAGACGGACCGGCTATGGGGTATGTGACTGCTGTACTTGCACCCTGGGGCCCCG